CAGCCGCGTGGCCAAGCCAGTCAACCTTGTCTCCTGCTGCGTTCTTCAGCTTCTGGAAGGTGGAGCCCTGCTCCTTCAGCATTCGCTCGAAGGCGCCAAAGTCCATCATGACGTGACTGTTAGCCAGCTGAGTATCGAAGATCGGAGTCGACACCAGTCGACTTCCGTCTGCCTCGACAGAGGCGACACGAAGAGTCAGGCCAGGGTTTGCCGGGTCTGCCATCTCGGCAGTTCCGTAGACCCTCTGGGATCCTGCTGCTGCAATCTGTCCGTTACGGCGTCGCTGAGCGAAATCCTTGTACAGGTCACGAGCAACATCCAGAGATACCTGGTCGTCCGGTCCGGCCTTCACGTTGTGACGCTCAACCATCTTGGACACTGCATACTCTTCGATCTTTACCAGCTCAAGCTGACGCTCAGCAGGATTAGCCCTGAGGTAGTTGGATACCAGCATCTCGCGCTCTCCGCGAGACAGCACACTAGTCTCCCTCAGTGTTGCCTCAACATCCTTGTACGAGTTCTCGTGGTGGATGTCGATGTACATGGTGGGCTTGATGTCGTTGTAGCTTCGGGCCACCTTGATGGGGATTCCGATAGATGCGTTGTACACAAGGTTGGCACCAGCCCTGACCTTGCCACCAGCCTTGCCTGCACTCATTGGACGAAGAGTGTCACCCTGCTGCCACGCCTTGGATCCACGAACCTTCATTCCGGCAGTCGTAGTCACACTGTTGAAGTTCATGTTGTCGATCGAAGCGAAAGACTTAATGGTGTCATCAATGGTGCGAGTCTGCTGGTTCAGGCGGTTGACGAAGTCGGTCTCCTTGTCGAGAGCCTGCTTCACCTTCTGCCCTCGTGGCGACGCCTTCTGGGCGTCGGTCATTGCGTCGAAGTACTCGCCATGAGCCACGTTCCTCTTGGTCAGTACATCCATCTGGTAACCTAGCTTGACGTTCTTGACCTCAAGGGAGAACCTAGTCAGATCATCTCCCATAGAGACGCGAAGGATGTCAGAGACCTCATCGGCGTCCTTAGCCTGATCGAGCAGGCGAGCAAGGCTGTCACCGTTGGCAGACTTGGAGACGGTAGGGAAGTCCCTGCGTAGCACAAGTGCGGCATTGTTGGGATTCTTCGCCTTGATGTCCATGGTCTTGTCGACCATCTTCTGAAACGTTGGAGTCCTGCTGAACAGCTCAGCAGTCTGGTTAGGTGCAAGCCCAACCTTCTCGCCCGCCTTTGCGGCAAGCTCGAACTCCTTAGCTACAGGCTTAGTGATAGCTGCGGCCTTGACTCCACCGGCCGCCTTACCGGCGACCACCAGTGGATCTGCATACCAGGAGACCGCGAAGTCGGTAGCGCCAGTGACGTACTTCTGAACTCCACCGCCGAAGTACTCTTCAGCTCGGGTCTTGGTTCCGAACGGATCGTTGACAGTGGGGGTGTCTCGGTACTCGCCCTCAAGGGCGAGCTTCTTGTCTGCCGCCATCTGGTCAACAGACAGGCCACGGTTCTTCAGTTCCTTGTTGTCCAGTCCGAGCATCCATACAGACTGTCCAGGAGAGACGGAGTGAGAAAGCTCCCAGTAGTCCTTGGCTGCATCCCACTCGCCATCCTCACCGATGTAGTCGGGACGTCCGTAGACGATACTGTGAAGGGCCATGAAGCCAGTCGACAGGGCGGGGGATACGGTAGCGCTGTATAGAGAGTAGAGCTTGGAGCCAACCCATTCAATCGGCTTGAAGATTGGAGAGTCGAAGAATCCCCCACCCTCGGCCTGCTTGCGCTGCTCCATGAGGGCAGCGATCTGAGCCTCGCTCTGCTCACGATTGGAGAAGTCGACACCAGCGCCCTGCCAGTAGTCTGCCAGTGAAGTCTGGACATAGCTTGGCAGCTGGTCCATGTTGACGTCACCGTCAAGGACTCCATTGGAGATGGTCTCCAGATCCTTGGGTCCAAAGTTAGACACCGGTCATCCCCATTCCTAGGTTTGGTACCTCCTCCTCGTCATAGGGAGTGATACCAGTGCGAATCAGATTCTTGGCCATGTCGTTGGCCTGAGCACGGGTTAGTCCCGCGCGTGCAATGTCAACACCTGCGGTAGGTGCATCAGAGAAAGCTAGGACCAGTGATCCCATATCGTCGAACCACTGGCCACCGTAGTTATAGTCCAGTCCCAGATCCATCACTGCATCGCCTTGGCCTTACGTACCAGGTTGCGCATCGCCCACGATGCACCTGGCTGGTTGGCCATGAATTCCATGACGGGAAGATAGGGAATGATGGACTGAAGGTCTTCTGCCTTCTGGTCCGGGAGACCTAGTGCCTCCATACCGGCGCCTGCCCCGAGGGCGGCGCCGTCAGTTACCGGAACGTCAGGCTGTGCACTCGGCTCATTGAGTCCGGTAACCCTGGAAGCAGGGTCGCCAAAGAGCGAGGCAAAGTCTACACCAGGAGAGCCCTTGGCCATTGCCGCTCCGGCCTGCTGCTCCTGGTAGGCTGCCTGCTCGCCATATCCAGCGTTGGGCAGATCTCGGTTGGCCTCACCGACAGCCTTGTCGGTTCGCTCACTGAACTTTCCAGGTCCGCTTACTGGCGTACCCATCAGTCCTCCTTGGTGATCTGTAGAAACTCTCGATCAAAGTTCTTCTGTGTTGCATGCTGGACAGCCATCTTCGTCCCCAGCTCGAACGTCTGAGCAGTGACAGATGCAATCTGGCACGCCCAGTTGGCAGCAAGGACGAGAACGGACCACTTGTCATGAAGCCGTGGTGTCAGTTCTTCCTCGTCAAGGTCGATCTCGTTCTCGTCCATCGCTACTCCTTACTTGGCCATAGTTCCGCCGCCACCGGTCTTGCCGGTGTTGACGAGTACATTGCTGTCCCAGTGGCTAGTCACTACGGATCCAGTCTGGTGACGCGCCTTCTCGGGCACGCCTCCATCAACCGGTCCGGTCATGTGAGGTGCCAGCTTGGAGCCCTTTAGGGTCTCCCATGGGCCAGACTTTGGGTGCTGTGGAAACAGTCCCTCGCTCATGCCTTACTCCTTCGGGTGGGAGCTGCCGCCTTCTTGGCGGGCAGCCTAATCTCAACAACCTTGGCATTAGCCGGGTTGTCCTTCTGCTTCTGCCCACACAGTGGGCATCGGATGCCGTGCTTGTCCTTGTAGTCGTGATACTCGGACCGCTGGCAACTCCAGCACAGTGCCATTAGATTCCAGACTGTCGACGGGTACTGGTACTCATCTGAGCCTCACCCTTACCGGTCAGACCGGAGAGAAGACTCATGATATCCATACCCTGTGGCTGACCCGCGCCACCAGGCGCGGTACTTGCTCCAGGCGGTGCCTGTCCTCCCGGCTGTCCTCCTCCACCCATAAGGGCGGCCAGCGGGTCCGTAGCCGCTGTAGCGGCTGGCTGCTCCTTCGGCTTGAATACCTTCAGCACGGCATCGTGCACGGAGGTACCCTTCTCCCTCTCCTCGATCAGCTTTGCAATCTTAGTGAGGGCGTCTACTGGGTCCTGGCCCTGAAGGGCCATCTGAGGCACTGCCTGCATGTAGCCCATCATGCCCTGCTTGAGAGCATCGGTAAACTGCTCGTTGTCGATCTGGGCCTGAAGCTGGACGACGTCCAGATCCATCGGCAGCTGACGCTGCACGAAGTCCCTCGATACGAGCTGATCGCCACGGAGCTGAAGGAGTGCAACGATTGCTCGTGCGGGATCCTGTCCAGCGGCGAAGCCATAAGTAACATCTACGGTGTAGTTGCCAGAGATGTCCTTGCGAGGAATGTACGTCTCCTCGAAGGGGGTTCCCTGAACGACTCCAGTGACGACCTTCTTCTCTCCCGGCCAGAGCTTCTCATCCATCTCGAAGCACAGCGCCAGCGCTCGGGAGAGCGCCTGCGCGATTACATTCTGACCAGTTGTGATGACGGTATTGAATCCACCCATCAGCGCCTGAACGCCCTTGCCGGTAATGATGGAGGCATCAAGGTTACCGGAGCGAACCTCTGGGGATCGCATGGCCTGACGCGCCTCATTGTCCAGCATGGCGCCTTCCTGGAAGGCGTACTGAGGGATGTCTCGCTGAACGTACTTCACGTCTCCGTCTGTACGGATGAGGGCGTCGTCTCCGAACGTCATCTTCTGCACATCGCGGGGAACTACGAGCGGAGCACGAACGGCCTTCTCTGTAGCCTCAAGGCCAAGGAGTGCCATGCGAGCCTTTGCGAGCTGAACCCAGATGGCGTCATCGAAGGCGCCACGGGTCTCCTGGTCAAAGCCAGGTCGCTTCGCGATCGAGACGTATACCTTCTTGAGCGGGTTCGGCATCATGTCTACGATCTGGTTGCTGCACTGCGGTAGGTACATGATGATCTGGTCACCGTCGCAGTACTTTACAACCTCGATCTCACGATGCTCCCATCCGGACTGCTGGCCACCCACCTCGTTGGACTGAAGTACTCGGACAAGGTGTGGGAACTTAGCCACAAGGTGGATGGCCTCTTCGCGCCAGATCTTAGTGTAAGACCTGACGCGACCGTATAGGTCGATCTCCGGATAGATACCCATGGGGCTCTCTACTCGGATCCGAGGAACCTTGTCCTCGAAGTCCGGCTCGATGACGTAGACCGCCATGCCGAACGTGTTGTAGTAGTCGCAGAACTGGACCTGCTTGCCAGCCTGTAGGCGACTGTTCTGGATGTAGTAGTTCGCGACCTTAGTCCTCTTGCCGGAGAACTTCTTGGCCTTGTCCGTGGTCATGACGCCAGAGGCGCAATTGATGCTAGGCATAGCGCCCATGACCTCGGCAATGTCTCGGGCCGATGTGTCAATCAGATTGGCCACGATAGGCTTGGGCCATGCTTCAGGCATGGCTCCAGGAATCACGCTCTCCAGATCACCGGAGCGGACATCATGGACATCGCGCTGACGCTGGTCCCTTTCGGATGCAGCACGGCGGAGAGTCTCCACCTTCTGTGCAACCTTGTCGATCATGAGCGCCATGCGCCCTCCTTACTTAGGCTGGGCCACCTTTAGCTTGTCCCAGCTCGTCTTGCCCGGATATCCATCGGCACCGCTGCCGCTGTATCCAAGCTTGCGCTGCCACCATGCGTATGCCTTGATGTCAGCTCGGGTGAACTCCGGACCTGGCCCCTGAGCGTAGCCCTTGTATCCGGCGCGGACCAGAGCCTTGCCCATCTCAGTGATGAGTGGGTGCTTCTTGCCCAGCCGAAAGAAGGACGTGCCCGGGAAGGGCGCGTATACGGGCTTAGGGACCGGACGGGGCTTCGGTGGTACGGGAACACCAGGCTCTAGCTTTCCGCCCTTCACGAGGGCGTACAGAGGCTCTCCTGGGCACGCTGTAGCGTAGCCGTCCCTGTGCCCCTTGATCTCCTTGCCAGCACCGTAGGTGCGCATGTAGGCGATGGCGCCCTTCAGACCCTCGATCATCTCGGGAGTAGGCGTCACGTCTCCACTCGAACCGAGTAGCGCACAGATGGCGTAGTGCGCCCGATTGAGGTCCTGATTACCGTTCGCCCCAGTTCGCTTGCGCTTACCTCGACCTTCGAACACATAGCCGTGCTTGCAGACCAGAAGGTTGTATGCGATATCGCTATAGCCCTCGGCAGTGTTCGCGAGGTGACTCTTCCGGATTGCCTTGACTTCTGCCACGCACTCAGCGTGCGTGTCGTTCGAGACCGGTGAACCCTCATAGTGAATCTTGACTCCTAGTGCGGTGAGCTGGTCGGGGGCCGCCGATGCGGGCCACCCCAGTTCTGCTCGACTTACCCACTTCATGTACATCTCCTTCGTAGGGGAGCATCGCTCCCGCCAGTGGTGATGGGCTCAGTTTCCCCACCAGCCATTTTGGCTCTCGCTCTGGGCTACGAAATCCAGATCGAGAGTAATGGTGCGTTCCTTGTCCCTCTGAGACTGGAACTCGTTGTGCATGTGGAAGACGTTGTCAAGCTCGCCGATCAGCTCGCGAGCCCTGATCTCTGCGAACCAGAGAGCCATGACGCAGTCAGTCTTCTTCTTGGTCTTGACGCCGGGAGGCAGAGGTTCCCAGGTGGTCAGCTGCTCGATGAGCATCTTAACACCCTCATTCTGTGAACGAGACGGAATGTGAATGAGCTGCTCCTTGCGCTCCCACCCGTCAAACAGGACGGACATGGAAGCGACACCGAAGTCTGCATCCCACTTGTTGGAGCCGGTGAAGTGCTCGCGAAGTAGGCAGCCACGAGATGAGAGGAAGTTCCTGATGTCCCTGTTCTGGGTCACCATGAGGTTCATCGCGTTCTTCTCGATGCGCCACTCGTTGATGTTGTACTTGACCGTCAGTTCCTTGATCTTGTCAAAGATGTCGTCGGGCTTCAGATTCCCCTTCGACCAGACGTCGAGAATCCAGCGATGTCCAGTCATCCTGTCGACACCCATAACAACAGCAGCTGAGTGACCCGTCATAGCCGGGTCGAAGCCACCTACAACATATAGCCCGGCCATGCCATTTTGCCTGTGACCTGGAGCACCCCTCACCATCTGTCCGGCAGCTCGCATCCCATCTACAGATCCTGTCACCGCCTTGAGAGGGAAGATCGCATCTTCGATCACGGACTCCTGCTGATAGACAAGAGCCCAGTTTCGTGGAGACATGGAGCTGCGCCTCTTGCGCAGCACCTCACCAGTATGCATGGGATACAGACCATTCTCGTCCGCCTCCACGAGGAGGCGACCCACCTTGGATACGGGGGGCCTGTTGGAGCGAGGCCAGAGAGTTACCCAATCCTTGGGATCGTCGGCGAACTCAAGAACAGCAGGCTGAGTCAGGTACGTCCACGGGGAATCCTCTTCACCGTAGTAGTCCGACTTGATGATCTCTCCGTAGAGATCGATCGGAGCGAGACGCGTACCGATCAGAAGCATCTTGCCACCAGGATGAGACAGTCGGTTGTAGACCTCTCGCTGCATCCAGTCCATGTGCTTCTGGTACTCGTGAGCGTTCTTGCCGGTGACGGTGTCATCGAAGATGATGAGGTCGGCTCGGGATCCGTAGATATGTCCACCGATACCCAGCGCCTGAACCGTAGGGTCCTTCTCTCCAGAGTCACGAGTGGAGGAGGATACATAGATGGAATCGGCGGTCCAAGCCGCCGCTCCTGCATCGAAGCCACCCTCAGGGCCGAAGTCGATCTGTAGCTTCTGATAGTTCTTGTTGTCCGAGGCCAGTCGGTCCTTGATGCCTCGGAGGAACCTCTTCGCCATCTCCTGAGTCTGAGACACGATGATCACACGGATGTTCGGATCCTCGCAGATCCGGTAGGTCACGTAGTTCATCGTGATCGTGGTGGACTTCGCGTGCTCCGGTGGAGTGTTGATCAGGACGAAGGCGGGGTCACCCTTGATGTAGGTCTGCGTCGGATGGAGATCCCTCGGATCCCTGTCTTCCAGAAGATCCACCCACTGGAGGTGATGGCTGAACAGCTGAGTATCGAGGTACTTCTCGCACCACTCCGGGAAGGGAAGGATATTCTGGCGGTTGACCTCTGTCTCACTACCGTTCTGCGCCATCAGGCGCAGCCGGTCCATCTCGTCACGGAACTTGACATCCGACTGACGAAGGTACTTGTACTGGGCCTCAGTGAGACCCATGTCGAGGCAAGCCTCCTTGATGGACTTGCCGTTCTTCACGTACCGGATGAAGGTTTCCTTGCGGACCTGAGTGTCGGACTGTGTCGCCCTCAGCTTCTTCCGGTTGTTGTAACGCTTGCGAGTGGGGATCTGTCGAGGGTCGGACTTCAGCTGCCGTCCATCCTCCGTCACGTAGACCTTCGCCATACCCCTACCCCTCCACATATAATCAATGTTCAAACTAGCACTGCTAGGTTTAGCAGGCTGCAACTCAAGCGCCGTGCGGCTTCCCTCCGGGAGCGCTTGATGCGCTCCACCGGAGTAAGGATCCCGAGGGTACTACAGTCCTTACCTGTCTCTCTATGTTTAACAGGGTTAGACAGTGTTACACCTAGGACGACCAGCCCCCTGAAGGGGCTGGGTCGTACCAGTCTCACCTAGCCTGGTCTAGGTTGATACCGTTCGTCACTTCGTTCCTCACTTATATATACCCATCCTTTGTCAGATTTGGGACATGATTATCTGATGTAATCTATGTCACACCCTTACGGCCCAGTGTTTGCAAGGGTTCTGCTCTGTGGTGTGACTCAGGTCACATGTGTTTATGGTGGATTTTTATGGGGTCTCACTCCCATCCATCTGCGCGGATCTTAAAACCCCCGGGTCCGATACCAGGGCAAACCGGACATCTCGGGGTACCCCCCCTGGGTACACGGATCGGACATCTTGGACACCCCTGCTCATCTGAGCGGAGCCCTGCTCACCTGGGCACCAACGTGTGCGTACGTGTGTGTGCCCGTGCGCTCATGTGTGTGTACGTGTGCACATGTGTGCGCATTGCGCGAGAGCTAGGGAACACGCGTGCATGCCAGGTTGCACAGTGCAAACCACGGTCTAGACCCGGATTCGGGCAAGAATCCACGGATTATCACGGGATTACCCTTGGATTCGCAGGGTGGGACTAACAGATAGCACCACTATCCAATCCCTAGTCCACCCCACTGCACTTCCGGTACAGCATCCTGTACTGCCACCACTGCACACGGTCTGACCTGCACATCTCACCTGATGAGATCGGATTAGCAGTACCAAACCAGACATTTCCACCACTGTGCGTCAGCAAATGTATCGTACAGTGATCCCCGCTCCACCACGTCTGACCTGCTAGGGTTGACAACATCCACTGCAAAGGCGCAATGTTCTCGGTGTCAGCACGGCACGCAGCAGTCAGGCGGGCCGGGCGCCCCGCTCGACGGGGCACGACTTGAGAACTTCACAGCGCGTTTCACACACACGGGCAGAACTCATGCCCACATGCGAAAGGGCACGTACCCCGCTACAAGTATGGGGCGTGGACGCTATCAGCTAGTAGGTGAGGTAATGGCTCACCTAGGCGACGACGGCTAGCAGGCGAAGGATCCTGACCCTAGCTGCGCCCCGAGGGGGCGTCAGCTCTCATGTGTGTGAGTCCGACCGTCGATCATCGGCGAGGCCAGTCACCCCTAGCGGGCTAAAACACGGCTGAACTGTGTTCAAAGGTCACTCAGGACTCACCCGCTCAGGGGGTTGACAAGCCCGAGCGATGCGGCAAGACTGTGAAACGCGTTGCGGAGAGACCAAGTCTCGACGCAAGGGATACCACGCGGAGCAAGCCTCGACCGCCGACCACTCACCCCCGTAGAGGGCTCTGTGTGCAGGCAAAGAGGTCCGGCAGTACAACCACAAGGGTGGAAAAGCTTTAGCCCTTCCCTCTCACGAGGGTGTACGAGCCGGTGCGAAGAGAGTGGCCGTTGCTTGAGAACTCAATATTGCGTAAAGACCCCGTGTACACTCCGGGGCCGTGCGAGTGCGAACCACTCGGGGTGGCGACACCACGCGCTAAGTCACACATGCGTCCAGACGATACACGCTGGACGCGAAGAACCGAGGACATAGCCTTGCACGCTCTTTCCCCCCTTGTTTTCAGGGGCTGCCGGTGGGTAACACTGTCGGCTGGTTCCTGAGAGTGGTGGATGAGTGGGCTAGTGCCCGGAACGAAAAGGAAGGCGACAGGCTTCGGCCCTAGCTGGACAGTTTCAGGATCCTTGCGGTCCTCATAGGTGCAGCAATCCCATTCATCCTCCGCTCTGGACGCCGCTACAGGCGGCGTACTACACAAGGGAGAGAGATATGCTTACCTTCGCCGAACGAGTGGCTAACGGTGTTGCACTTCTCGATGAGAAGACGCCCGAGTGGCGCACCAGCGTTGAGCCGGAAACTCTCGTCATGGACTCGCCCAACGACTGCATCCTGGGTCAGGTGTACGGTGACTGGCTCCTCGCAACTGAGGGGCTGGCCATTACTGGACACCGTGACCGGCAGGAGTTCTACGGGTTCGAGTTCACTGTGGATGAGTACCTTCGCCAGGACTTCCCGTCCTTCCGTGACGAACTTCGTAGCGAGTGGATCAAGCAGCTGTAAGCTGTGACTACTTGGAGCGCTCCACTTCGGTGGAGCGTTGCAGGGGCATCACAGCCCACACACAAGGGAGAGAGAAATGATCCA